GGGCATTGACCGTGAAGACATCTATTCCAACACCCTTGAGATTGTTGGCAAGATTGAGGACTACGGCATTGAGGACCACCGTGATCTTCTCCCTGTCCAGTATCAAGACCCTAACGGAGAGCTGCTCAGCCTCGCTATGGAGGGCTTAAAGGCTAAGGGGCTAGACCAGAACCAAGAGTATCTTGATCGTCTTAACGAAGAACTGAAGATTATTGGAGACAAGAACTTTGGTCCATACTTCCTCGTTGTACGCTCCATGATTTCATGGGCTAAGAAAGAGGGCATCCGTGTGGGTCCAGGTCGTGGTTCTGCTGCAGGTTCACTGCTTTGTTATGCACTAGAAATTACAGACATTGACCCAATCGTACATGGTCTTCTGTTTTTCCGATTCATTAATCCAGAGCGTAATGACTTCCCAGATATTGATACAGACATTCAGGATTCACGACGTGAAGAGGTCAAGGATTACCTTGTACGTCAGTACCGTCACGTTGCATCTATTGCTACATTCTTGCAGTTCAAGGATAAGGGTGTTGTGCGAGACATTGCTCGTGTACTCAACATCCCACTTCCTGACGTTAACAAGGTTATGAAGCTTGTAGACACTTGGGACGAGTACTGCTCCTCACCATCGACTGCAGAGTTCCGTGAGAAGTATCCAGAGATTGAGAAGTATGGAGAGCAACTCCGTGGTCGCATTCGTGGTACTGGTATCCACGCTGCAGGTGTTGTTACATCCAAGGAGCCTATCTTCAAGTTTGCACCACTAGAGACTCGTACATCTCCAGGAAACAAAGAACGTATCCCAGTTGTGGCGGTAGACATGGAAGAAGCAGAGCGTATTGGTCTAATTAAGATCGATGCTCTGGGTCTTAAGACACTCTCTGTTATTCAAGACACTTTGGATATTATCAAAGAACGTTCTGGTAAATCACTAGACCTCAAGACGATTGACATGGAGGATGCAAATGTATATCGTATGCTTTCAGACGGATACACCAAGGGTGTCTTCCAGTGTGAAGCCACACCATATACTAACCTGCTTGTAAAGATGGGTGTCAAGAACTTCTCAGAACTTGCTGCATCTAACGCTCTTGTTCGTCCTGGTGCTATGAACACCATTGGTAAAGATTACATTGCTCGTAAGCATGGTAAGCAGAACATTGCATATCACCACCAAGTTATGAAGTCATTCACACAGGACACCTATGGATGTATTCTGTACCAGGAGCAGGTCATGCTTGCCTGTGTGGAGCTTGGCGGTATGTCAATGGCTACTGCTGACAAGGTTCGTAAGATCATTGGTAAGAAGAAAGATGCTAAAGAGTTCAAGCAGTTCCAAGATCAGTTCGTAAAGGGTGCATCACGTTTCGTATCGCCCAACATCGCTGAGGAGTTATGGCACGACTTTGAGGCACACGCTGGCTACTCATTTAACAAGAGTCACGCTGTAGCCTACTCTACGCTCTCTTACCAGACTGCATGGCTAAAGACATACTACCCAATTGAGTTTATGTTTGCACTTCTCAAGAACGAGAAGGATAAGGATGCTCGCACAGAATACCTTATTGAAGCCAAGCGTATGGGAATTCCAATCAAGTTGCCACACATCAACGACAGCGATGCAGACTTCAAGATTGAGGGCAAGGGTATCCGATTCGGACTGACAGCAATCAAGTTTATTTCCGATAACATTGCTGAAAAGTATATTGCTGCTCGTCCATTTAATTCTTACAAAGAACTTGAAGAGTTCACGTTTGGCAAAGGTAACGGAGTTAACTCTCGTGCATTGTCAGCACTACGTTTAATCGGTGCTGCAACCTTCCCAGACAATCCTCGTAATGATGAAGAGGTACGTGAAAACCTCTACGAGTACTTAAACCTACCAGAGTTCAATGCTTCTATTCCACAACACTACTACGCATTTATCAGCGATGCAGAGGAGTACGAAGAAAAGGGTGCATTCATTCTGATGGGAATGGTTAAGGGCATCAAGCGAGGTAAGGGATGGTCACGAGTAGAGATTCTGGACAAGACTGGAGCCGTTGGTATCTTCGATGAAGAACAGTCCCAGATCGAAGCAGGTAAGACATATCTTATTCTAGCCAGTGACAACAGAGTAGTCACAGCAATCCCTGCTGATGAACTCAAGGGTAATGATTCAGGAATGATCAAGATCCTTAACTACAAGATGTTGCCATACAAGGACGATGAAATGTTTGTCGTCTCATTCAAACCACGCATTACAAAGGCTGGCAAGAAAATGGCATCGATGGTCGTTGCAGACTCCTCACGAGACCTGCACTCCATCACAGTCTTCCCGACTACATTCGCTAAGGCGTATATGAAAATTAAGGAAGGCAACGTATATAAATTCTCTTTTGGTAAGACAAAAGACGGAACAACAATAATGGAAGAGGTATATGATGTTTGATGAAGCAGCTAAGTTCCTTCACGCCACGGCGGTAGACAAGGGATTCTGGAATGAAGAAGTCAATGACATTTTTATTACAAAGCAGTTGATGATGATTGTATCGGAAGCTGTAGAGGTAATGGAGGCTATTCGCAAGGATAAAGGGGAGCCAGCAATTCGTGACGAGATTGCAGACATCCTGATTCGCACACTTGATCTTTATGAAGGTATGCGACAGCACGGATATGTAGATGGATCACTGGACGATGCATTTACAGAAAAGATTCAGTTTAACAAGACACGTCCAGAGAAGCACGGAGTAAAGTTCTAATGAGTGTAACAGTATACACAAAGCCTAATTGTGTACAGTGTGAGGCAACCAAGCGTCTTTTAGACAAGCTTGTTATTGAGTATGATACGGTAGATATCACTCAGGATATTGGAGCATACGATATGTTAATTGACAAGGGGTTCCGAGCAGCACCTGTAGTCAATGCAGGAGACGACTGGTGGGCTGGATTTAACCCAGACAAGATTAATGGGTTGGTAGAGTAATGATGACAACGCAGGACGTACTAGCACAGCTAGACCCACGAATCAGAAAGCGTCTAAGCACTGGTGAGGGCATTCAAACCGAACTTCAACCCACACCTAGCTATGGTCTAAATAAGGCTTTAAACGGAGGTCTGCCCTATGGTCGTCAGATTCTGCTATGGGGTAGCAAGTCTTCTGCCAAGTCCTCGCTATGCCTTCAGATGATTGGTATGGCACAGAAGGAAGGCAAGGTCTGTGCATGGATTGATGCTGAGATGTCGTATGACGAAGCGTGGGCTGTAAAGCTTGGGGTAGATCCAACAGAACTTATCTACTCAGAGGCACGTACAATCAATGACATGGTAGATGTAGCCACCAGCCTTATCAATGCAGGTGTAGATATGATTGTTATTGACTCAATCACATCACTCCTACCTGCTATCTACTTTGAGAAGGACTCTGACGAACTCAAGCAGTTGGAGAATACAAAGCAGATTGGTGCTGAGTCTCGTGACTTCAGTAACGCATGGAAGATGATTAACTATGTTAACAACAAAGTTAAACCAACTTTGATCGTTGCAATCTCACAGGCTCGTAATAACATTAGTGCGATGTATACTCAGCAGATTCCTACTGGTGGACAGTCAACAAAGTTCTACTCGTCAACCGTTATCAAGCTCTTCAGTTCTGAATCAGATAATCAGGCCATTAAGGGCAAGATCCAGGTAGGTGACAAGTTGATCGAAGAGAAGGTTGGTCGTAAGGTTAGATGGGAACTACAGTTCTCTAAGACCTCTCCAGGCTTCCAGAGCGGTGAATACGACTTCTACTTCCGTGGACCCAATGTAGGTATCGACACCGTTGGTGACCTTGTAGACACCGCAGAGATGTCAGGCATCGTACAGCGTACAGGTGCTTGGTATATTGTCTCTGAGGACAAGAAGGTTCAGGGTAGAGAGGCATTTATCAACTATGTCAAGGAGAACGAAGAGTTCCGTAAGAGCATTGAGGATAAGCTAAATGGCACGTTATGAAGTTCTTAGTGGACAGTTTGTTTGCCATACTTGTAAAGAGGAAGTGCCAACACTACGTTGGTACTCCTCTCTCAAGGAGCTGACATGGATGTGCAAGTCTAAACATCTAAGTAAGGTAAACTTAAATACTAAAAAGAAGAAAGAGGATTATGAGCGAGAGATCGGAGAGTAAGCGAATTGGAGCGACTCAGCATAAGAATTCGGGCAGGAATACGCAAAAGGGTGATGCTTCTTGGGGACAGTTTGTTGTTGACTTTAAAGAGGTTGGAAAATCGTTTACTATCAACAAGGAAGTTTGGGCTAAGGCTACAACTGACGCAATTCGTAACAAGAAAGACCCAGCAATTGTTATTGTACTTGGCGAGGGTAATTCTAAAGTAAGACTAGCACTGATTGAACTCAGTATCCTAGAACAATTGACGGATACCTCTGAGTAGTGTATAATAGATAGAACAACAGAAATTGGAAACAATGGAACAACACAAGACAACACTGGATGCAGTCAATGGTTTAGCAGAGATTGCAGATTTCATGAATGACGAAGAACTGACTACGGCACTAACATTTATTGCCAAGGTCATTCTTAAGCCAGACATTCCAATGAACGTCGTTACAACAGAGATTGTACGCTTACAGGCAATCGCTGCAAAGATGTCATTCAAGGCAACTTGGATGGCTAACGTAGACAAGGGAGATAGGGCGAAGAAGAACATCTACTTCACTGCTGCATCAGCCATTAATGATTTGGTTGCAGCACTCAAGTATGTTACTCGCTAAGGTATCATTATGGCTAAAAACCTATTACAGCAAGTTATGCTCAAGAAGGGTGACGACGTTAAGAAGACATCGTTCCTGGACACAGACGAGCTGATCGCAAAAATTCAGCACGGATATATCATTAACCGTGTTGATAAGTTCCAAACTAAAAAGACATTCGCACCAAGCACGATTGCGTTCTCTCATGGAGAGTGTCCTCGTTATTGGTACATTGCCTTTGAGGGTGCTACCTTTACCGATAATGCAGATGCATACGGTGGAGCGAACATGACAGCAGGAACAAAGTCCCACGAACGTATTCAGCAAGCAATGAAGGATGCTGGCGTTCTAAAGGATGCAGAGTTCAAGGTAACAAGTCAAGACCCACCTATCTTTGGGTATGGCGACGTTATTCTTGATTGGGGTGGCGAAGATCTCCTTGGTGAGATTAAGACCATGCCAAACGAGGGATTCGAATATCGTAAAGCCTCTGGTAAGGCAAAGCTTGGACACCTTGTTCAGCTTGTTATCTATATGAAGATTCTTCGCAGAGAGAGGGCAGTTCTGATCTATGAGAACAAGAACAATCACGAACTGCTTGTCATTCCAGTAGTACTGAATGACTATCTAAAAGGGTGGGTAGACAACGCTTTCGATTGGATGCGTACAGTTCGCAAGGCATGGGAAGATAAGACTCTTCCTACCAAGAACTACCGTAGCAATTCGAAAATCTGCAAGACATGTCCAGTACGTGCTACTTGCGATATTGCTGGTCCAGGGACACTACAAATCAAATCCTTGGAGCCAATCAATGAAGCATTGTCAATGGTGTGATAAACAATTCAAAACATCAGTTTCTTATCAGATCTACTGCTCACCTGAATGTAGAGCAGAAGCAACTCGTGAAAAGATAGCTGAGAAATATGAAATCACACGACGAAATAACAGAGCAAAAAAGAAAAGACTCTGTAAGTCTTGTGGCATTCCACTATCAATTTATAATGACGATGTAATTTGTCAGAATTGTACAATTAAGCCACAGGATGTAGCAAAAGCAATTAAAGAAATTAGGGGGATGGCAAATGACAAAGACAATATGCACGATTGATGCAAGCACAAACAGTCTAGCATTTGCCATCTTCACTGGTAAGGACCTCTCAAGGTTTGGCAAGATCAACTTTGAGGGTGTCACTGCCTACGACAAGGTTGGCGATGCCTGTAGAAAAACATTCGCATTCCTGAAGAATTTTAACATTGATGGGATTGTAATTGAACACACAGTTTTTATTAATAGTCCCAAGACTGCTGCAGACCTAGCACTTGTACAGGGTGCTTTGCTTGGGGCAGCAGCACTACACGGAATAAAGGTCTATGGGTCAGTTAGTCCCATTACCTGGCAGATCTTTATTAACAACGGAAAGCTAACCCCTGCAGAAAAGCTTGCACTCCGTAAGGATAATCCTGGCAAGTCCGATGGATGGTATAAAGGTAGAGAGCGTGAGATTAGAAAAAATAAAACAATTCATTTTGTTAATACTTATTATGATAGGACTGTCACTGATAATGATGTGGCGGATGCTATCGGCATTGGTCACTGGGCTATTAACAATCCTGAGAAGGTCAAGGCGTGACATGGCAATCAAACTCTATGCAAATGAGGCATGGCTCAAAAAGCGTTTCCATGTGGACAAGAAGACACCAGAAGAGATTGCAAAGGAATGCGGTACTAGTGTCGAAACAATTTATGTTTATCTCGCAAAATTCGGATTAAGAAAGTCAAACAGAAAGTAGAACAATGGCAAGACGTAAAGTAGAGTATACTAAAACAGTGATTAATGATCCTTTTGAGCGTGTGTACTCAATGCAGTACGAGAACTTCACAATTGAGCGTGGAGATCTAATCAAGGTTACTGGTGAGTATGGTACTCGTTTTAGATTTGAATCAATCACAACCAATCCTAAAAACGGTGCGGTATGGGTAGACTGCTTTGAGATGCACCGTGGACAAGTGGGACCATACCGTTCATTCACTATTGATCGTGTAAAGCGTATTCCTAAGCGTAGACCAAGAAAGGCTAAGAGCAATGTCGTTTGAAGACTTGACAGTAGAACACCTTGATGAAGTAAACAGGGTTGTAGAAAAATATCTACAGGGCAATGACCCAACACAAATATCTAAAGAGCTTGCCCTTCCTCGTCAGAAGGTTGTCTCTCACATTAAAGAGTGGCAGCTCATGGCTGCAGATAATGCACTCATTCGTCAACGTGCCAAGGAAGCCCTTGTTGCTGCAGACACACATTATAACTTCCTAATTAATAAAGCATATGAAGTAATCGACGAGGCTACCACTGTTGGTAATCTTGGTGCAAAGAACGCAGGTATTAAGTTGGTTCTTGATATCGAATCTAAGCGTATCGATATGCTACAGAAAGCTGGCTTGCTTGAGAACAAGGAGTTGGCAGAAGAGATGCTTGAGATTGAACGTAAGCAAGATGTATTAAAGGATATCCTTAAAGACATTGCTTCAGAGCATCCAGAGGTACGTGACAAGATTATGCGTAGACTCTCTGATATATCCAAGAGTGGAGAAGTGATTACGGTTGTCCACGATGTTTGATGATTTTATTGATGCTCTAAAAGATGATAACTTTGACGAGATCCCAGTAGATGCCAGAACTTTTGTAGAGGGTGAGGCTTATCTTGGTCAGCCACCACTGTCAGATATTCAGTATGACATCGTTGAGGCTATGAGCCAGATCTATCGCCAGGAGGACCTGGAGAACCTTATGGGTCACGAGGCAGGTGCTCGTTACTATAAGAAGTACACTAAGAACGAAATTATCCTGCAGCTTGGAAAGGGTAGTGGGAAGGACTTCACATCTACTGTAGCATGTTCTTATATCGTGTATAAGCTTCTATGCCTTAAGGATCCAGCTCGCTACTTTGGAAAGCCATCTGGTGACGCTATCGATATTATCAACGTTGCTATCAACGCACAACAGGCCAAGAACGTCTTCTTCAAGGGATTTAAGACAAAGATTGAGAAGTCTCCTTGGTTTGCTGGAAAGTATTATGCAAAGGCTGAGAGCATTGAGTTTGAAAAATCTATCACTGTTTACTCTGGTCACTCAGAGCGTGAATCTCACGAGGGTCTAAACCTTATGCTTGCTGTGCTTGACGAGATCTCTGGTTTTGCTCAGGAGATTGGATCTGGTAACGACCAGGGTAAGACTGCAGATAACATCTACAAAGCATTCCGTGCATCTGTAGATTCTCGCTTCCCAGACTTAGGCAAGGTAGCCCTGCTGTCCTTCCCTCGTTATCCTGGAGACTTTATTTCAACACAATACGATAAGGTAATTGCCGAGAAGGACGTTATTCATAAGACTCACAAGTTTATTTTAAATCCAGAGCTGCCAGATGATGCAGAAGGCAATAGCCTAGAGATTGAGTGGGAAGAAGATGAAATTGTTTCATACAAGTATCCAGGGGTATTCGCACTTAAACGACCTACATGGGTAGTTAATCCCACTCGTAAGATCGACGACTTTAAGCTTGCATTCTTTACAGACATTGGAGATGCCATGCAACGCTTTGCCTGTATCCCCACATTCGCCTCTGACGCATTCTTCAAAGATCGTGACAAGGTTAGAGCCTGTATGACGATACGCAACCCCATCGACACCTTTAAGCGTTTTGACGAGGCATTTAAGCCAGACCCAGACAAGAAATACTTTGTCCACGCTGACCTTGCACAGAAGCATGACAAGTGTGCTGTAGCAATTGCTCACGTAGAAAAGTGGGTAAACATTCAGGTAATTAAGGACTACCAACAAGTAGCACCTATTGTAGTAGTAGATGCTGTTGTGTGGTGGGAGCCTCGTGTAGAAGGTCCTGTCAACCTGTCAGAAGTCAAGCAGTGGATCCAAAATCTAAGACGATTAGGATTTGATATAGGAATGGTTAGCTTTGACCGTTGGAACTCTTTCGATATTCAGAATGAGCTTAAACAAGTTGGCATGAGAACTGACACTGTTTCTGTTGCTAAGAAGCACTACGAAGACATGGCAATGCTCGTGTATGAAGAGCGACTTGTTATGCCATCAATTGAGTTGTTGTTTGAAGAACTTACAGAACTTAAGATCGTAAAGCAGAATCGTGTAGATCACCCTCGCAAGCTTTCTAAAGACCTTGCAGACGCTGTTTGTGGTGCGGTATTCGGTGCAATCTCTCACACTCCAAAGGATATAAACACTGAAGTTGAGATCCACACCTTTAGAGACAGGCCAAAACGCCAACTTGACGAACTACCCGAAAATGTGATACACTATACTCCTAGCCAAAAAAAAGAAATCGAAGACTACCTCGCTGGCTTCGAAATAATGTAGGGAGACCAGTGGTACACATTGTATACTTTTCCAACTATTCTGGAAACACAAAGCGATTTGTGGACAAGCTAGACGTAGATTCTACAAGAATCTCAATCAGTGATGAAAATGATCCTGTCATAATTAGGCAGGATTATGTGCTCTTTGTACCAACATATGGTGGTGGAGCAGAATCATCAGCAATCCCAAGACAAGTAAAAGCATTTCTCAATGTAGAAGCTAACAGGAAACGACTAAAGGCAGTTGTTGGTTTTGGGAATACAAACTTTGGGGAACACTATTGCAAAGCTGCAGATTTAATTGCAGCTAAAATAGGTGTCCCCATATTGGGCAGGGTAGAGATATTCGGCACAGAAGAAGACGTAAACACTATTAAAGAAAGGCTGGCGATGCTAGATGACAAGTAACTACAGTTACCATGAATTAAACGCAATGCTGAATCTCTACGACGAGAATGGTAAGATTCAGTTTGATAAGGACAAGGAGGCTGCAAGGGCATACTTCCTTGATCATGTTAATCAGAATACTGTCTTCTTCCACAGCCTACAAGAAAAGCTTGACTACCTCGTAGAAAACGAATACTACGAAAAAGAAGTACTGGACATGTATGACTTTCCATTTATTAAGTCATTGTTCCAACACGCATATGCACAACGATTCCGTTTCCCAACATTCCTTGGGGCTTATAAGTTCTATACATCGTATGCACTAAAGACATTCGACGGCTCACGATACCTTGAGCGATTTGAGGATCGTATCTGTATGAACGCACTGATGCTTGCAAAGGGAGACAAGAAGCTTGCCATGTCCCTCGTCAGTGAAATCATCAGTGGTCGTTTTCAGCCAGCTACACCAACCTTTCTCAATGCTGGCAAGAAGCAACGTGGTGAATTTGTTTCTTGTTTTCTACTCCGTATTGAGGACAACATGGAATCGATTGCTCGTGCAATTAACTCCTCCCTCCAGCTTTCTAAGCGTGGTGGTGGTGTAGCTCTTAACCTCACAAACCTTCGTGAGACTGGAGCACCTATCAAGAAGATTGAGAATCAGTCCTCTGGTGTGCTTCCAGTTATGAAGTTGCTAGAAGACTCGTTCTCATATGCTAACCAGCTTGGTGCTCGTCAGGGTGCTGGGGCAGTGTATCTCAATGCACATCACCCAGACATCATGCAATTCTTAGACACCAAGCGTGAGAACGCAGACGAGAAGATGCGAATCAAGACACTATCCATTGGTGTCGTAATCCCCAACATCACACTAGAATTGGCTAGAGAGAATGCAGACATGTACCTCTTCTCGCCATATGACGTTGAGCGTATCTATGGTGTACCAATGAGCGACATCTCAATCACTGAGAAGTACGACGAGATGGTTGACAATCCTGAGATTCGTAAGTCAAAGATCAAGGCTCGTGTCTTGTTCGAACGCATTGCGGAACTCCAGTTTGAGTCAGGGTATCCATACATTGTTTATGAAGACACAGTAAACGATGCCAACCCCATCGATGGTCGTATCAACATGTCAAACCTTTGTTCAGAGATTCTTCAGGTAAGCACACCAACCACATACAATGCAGATCTTAGTTATGACAAGATTGGTAAGGATATCTCCTGCAACCTTGGCTCACTAAACATTGCTGCAGTAATGGATGGTAAGGACTTTGGTCACACAATTGAGACAGCCATCCGTGCTCTCACAGCAGTAGCAGACCTTTCCTACATTGAATCGGTCATGTCAATTGCTGAGGGCAACAAGAAGTCTCGTGCTATTGGTCTTGGTCAAATGAACCTACATGGCTACCTTGGTCGTGAGAAGATTCACTACGGATCTGAAGAGGGTATTGACTTTACCAACATTTACTTCTATACTGTTCTATACCACGCTCTTAAAGCATCTAACAAACTTGCCAAAGAGACTGGTAGCCCATTCGATGGATTTGAGCGTAGTAAGTATGCTACAGGAGAATTCTTCGATAAGTACACAAGCCAGGAATGGAAACCAGCCACAAAGAAGGTTGCCAAACTATTTGCAGATGCAAAGGTAGAAATTCCAACCCAGCATGATTGGGCTGAACTTGCCAAGTCTGTAAAGAAGCACGGCATTTACAATCAGAACCTTCAGGCTGTTCCACCAACTGGTTCAATTAGTTACATCAATAATTCAACAAGTTCTATTCACCCAATTGCATCACAGATTGAGATTCGCAAGGAAGGAAAGCTTGGTCGTGTTTACTACCCTGCACCATTCCTTACCAATGACAACCTTGAGTACTTCAAAGATGCCTACGAGATTGGACCAGAGGCCATTATTGATACCTACGCTGCTGCAACACAGCACGTAGACCAGGGACTATCCCTTACCCTCTTCTTTAAAGATACTGCCACAACACGTGACGTGAACAAGGCACAGATCTATGCATGGAAGAAGGGTATCAAGACCATTTACTACATCCGTATTCGACAGCTCGCTCTTGAGGGGACTGACGTTGAGGGTTGCGTAAGCTGTATGCTTTAAGGAGGCAAGATGATTACCAGACCAATTAACTGGAATAAAATTGAAGATCCAATTGACCTTGAGGTATGGAACCGTCTCACAGCCAACTTCTGGCTCCCTGAGAAGGTACCTCTCTCAAATGATATTCAGTCTTGGAATACATTACACGAGGACGAAAAGATTCTCACCATGCGTGTATTCACAGGACTAACCATGCTGGACACAATCCAGGGTACTGTGGGGGCTGTCAGCCTCATTCCAGATGCTCGTACACAGCACGAGGAAGCAGTACTAACAAACATTGCATTCATGGAATCAGTTCACGCTAAGTCATACTCTAGTGTATTCTCTACACTATGTTTGACAGAACAGATTGATGAAGCATTCCGTTGGAGTGAGGACAATGAGTTCCTCCAAAAGAAGGCAGAGATTGTTCTTTCCTATTACCACGGAGACGATCCACTCAAGCGTAAGATCGCTTCTACATTGCTAGAATCGTTCTTGTTCTACAGTGGATTCTACTTGCCAATGTATTGGTCAAGCCGTGCAAAGCTTACCAACACTGCTGACCTTATCAGACTTATCATTCGTGACGAGGCTGTACATGGTTACTACATTGGCTATAAGTTCCAGCAAGCATTTGCTGAATTGACAGATGAAGAGCGTGGCGAACTTCAGGGGTATGCATACAGTCTTCTTATGGAGATGTATGACAATGAATGTAAGTACACGGCAGATCTCTATGACCCTATTGGTCTTACAGAGGACGTAAAGGCATTCCTTCGATACAATGCAAACAAGGCTCTTATGAATCTTGGATTTGATGCACTGTTCCCCAAGGAAACCTGCAACGTAAACCCTGCCATTCTTTCAGCACTGTCGCCTAACTCAGATGAGAATCACGACTTCTTCTCTGGATCTGGCTCCAGCTATGTCATTGGAAAGCACGAAAGTACCACTGACGACGACTGGGACTTCTAATTTAATATAGATTGGGCTGCTTCGGCAGCCCTTTCTTTTTGTAAACACATGATATACTTATTTAGTTAAGCTTCCCAGCTTAACAAAGGAGTGAAGGGAAATTAGAAGATTAGCCTCATATGTGGGTTTAGGATCTTTGTTGGCAATGTATTTTGTCATGGCTTTTGCCATACCTGCACAAGCTGAAGATTGCGTTTACGACTGGCAGATTCAAACACCTGCCCCTGGTGAGGTAGCTACTTTCAACACTTGTGGTGGTGACGATGCATCCTATCGAATCCCACTTTCAACACCAATCGTATTTGACGGAGTGGAATACTCCACTATTTACGCTACAACCAATTCAACAATCACATTTGGAAATCCAGACGGTACTTATTGGGATTACCCAATGACACCATCAATCTCCATTATGTCAATGGACTGGGTAGTATACCCACAATGGAGAACAGATGAACACCTACGCATCACAACAAGTGATGCTGGATTCCAGATTGACTTTTCGGGCAGACCTATTTGGAATCAAGGAACACCAGATACAACAAATATTATAGTTACAGCAATTAAACAAACAGATGGGTCATATAGTCTAACCTACACAATGGGAGGAACTGACTGGAGCACACAGGTTCAATTAAGAACTGGTGCTCGTCTACACGATACAAGTATTGTTAGCCTAGAGCAAGCAGGATTTACTCAGGTTACAGAACCTCCAGTTGTTCCACCAACACCAGTTGACCCAGATCCACCTGTAGAGCCTACACCAGATCCCACAATCGATCCTACACCAGACCCAACACCAACTGATCCAGTCATAGATCCACCTGTCGATCCAACCGATCCTCCAGTCGATCCCACTGACCCACCAGTAGATCCTACAGATCCACCTGTTGACCCCACAGATCCTCCTGTAGACCCTACTGACCCACCAGTTGATCCAACAGACCCAACAGATCCTACAACACCAGAAGAGCCTTTTGTCCCAGTTCCACCAAGTGAACCAACAGATAAAAGCAATCCACAAATTCCAGAGGTAG